CTAATTTAATTAACATGAATATATTTTATTTACACGAAGATCCGAGCGTAGCCGCAAGCTACATGTACGACAAGCATGTAGTCAAGATGATACTTGAATCAGCACAGATGCTGTGCACAGCACACCATATGCTAGGTGATAGAGATGTTGATGGTGACTTTGTTAATGTGCCTTACAAAAAAGCGCATATCAACCACCCATCTAGCAAGTGGGTGCGTGAGAACTCACTACATTACGATTGGCTGTACGAACACATGATGGCATTAGGTAATGAATATAAACGTCGGTATGGTAGAACACACATGTCCATAACTAAGTGCGGTCATTTATGTGCAGCACCTATTGATATACCACACGAGCCATTTGAGCAACCGCCTCAATGCATGCCCGATAAGTACAAGACAGATGATTCAGTCGAGGCGTATTGGAACTACTACATCGGTGAGAAACACAGCGTAGCTAACAAGAATGAACATATTAAAACACAGAAGTTCACATGACAATACTAATACCAGTAGCACTATTCTATATAGTAGGTGCTATCTATTTAACCTATCAATGCAACAAAGATGAGTAAAACAACAGAATATTTAATACCCCCAACCATGCAGCTAACACCCAAGCACGTGGATGCTATGCATCTTGTCAACCTATTCGTAAAAGAATATGAGGATAGAAATCTCGATACCCAAAGCAGGGTTATTGCAACAGATAATTTTTATGTAACATGTAAAAACTTTGGATTCTAATGAGCTATAACACAAACAAAAAAACAAAAGCACGTATAGATAAACTGCTTGAAAAGAATGCTAAGTATCAAGCTAAGCATACATGTATTACGAATAGTAAAACAAGGCGAGAAGAGATAATGAGGTATTGTAGAGTCAATTTCCTCAACCCAATCAAGGACATTGATCCTGAATTTTATAAAAGAATATGACAGAAAAACAAGCTATAGAATACATACGAAACATCATAAGTGATACCAAAGGTTCTAATTATGAGGATGTTACTGACTGCGCGGGTAGTCTGTGCATTATTGACATCGCTAACTTTGGACTTGAAGATTGGCTGTTGTGGACACCAGAAGAAATAGTAGCTCTTTTTATAGAGGTTATGGATTCTACGATGACTGAATTACTAGACGAGTTAAAGTCTAAGTACGTAGGAGAACAGCTTATAGATGAACTCCTTGGATCTGAGCAAACACAGCGAGTGGATCATGACAAAGCTGTCAATGGAGTCAAAGATGGCGCAGTAAAAATGATGCAAACTCTTCGCATGTATCTTAAAATTAAGCGAGATATTTCTTGCTTTATTCACAACTAACAACTAGATTTGTAAACAATTCAATTTAATTTTAATGAGTAAGTATAAGTTCAAGACCACGAACATACGTGGCAAACAATACGTCGAAGTAAACGAGCGTATCAAGTTCTTCCGCCAAGAAGAAGAGTATAAAAACTGGACAATTTCTACAGAATTTACAGCGCTTGATTCTGAGCAGTGTGTATGTAAAGCCATTGTGGCTGACACAAACCAACGTGTAATAGCAACAGGTCACGCACATGAAGAACGCTCAGCTAGTCATATAAACAAGACAAGCTATGTAGAGAACTGTGAAACATCTGCCATAGGTAGAGCGCTAGCTATGATGGGCATCGGTATCGATACGTCTATTGCTTCAGCCAACGAGGTTAATGACGCTATTGCAAAGCAAGAGTCTACACCTTCAAAGAAAGCAACCAAGACTAAAAAATCAGCAGATGAACCAGATCTTATGAGCAAAGCCATAGGATATATTAAAACCGCTACTGATAAGCGTAAGGCATTCGATTCTGTCGTTGCTAAGTACGGTGAACAGCTAACTGAAAAGCAGTTAGAAGGCATCCAGAAGTTCGTACGATGACATTACGACAACAACTTACTGATGCGGTAGGTAAGGGCCACCTCTCTTACTCCTCAATCAAGTACGCT